GTGAATAAGGGTTGAGCCTTTGACCAGCGGCCTGAGCTGCTTCATATTGAAGAGCGCGGTGTGTTAAAGTTTCATCGAAATTGGTTCCACCAGAACCACTTCCCATACCATGCTGTCCATACCTTATTTTCCCATAATCATATGCTAGAGGAATCATATACTTAATAGGAAATACATTCTCTAACCAATGACGACTAGCGCTAGTACTATTTAACATATGCCCAATGATATCTTTAGCGCAATTCTGCATATCAGAATTAAAGTGTTGATCAAATTTAGAGAAGTCAGTACAAACTACCAGATCTTTCTTGCCTTTAGTGTCGAACATCTTGGTGATAGATTTATCGACAGATTCCATACCCACCCAGGCAGGGACCAGATTGAACTTTTGCGCCATTTCAATCGCTGGCTGGTAGAATTGTAATTCACAGATGTTAATACCGAATGGAAACATCCAAACCACTCGCTGCTTTACATCTTCATCTGTAGGTCCACCTTCTTGACCACGCCATCCCAACACAGCACATGACCCAAATGGCTTCGAGCTATCCAATATTTGGGTATCACCGTATACACGACACGGCAATGTCTTTGCGACCACATTCTTCTTTGTTGTGAAGTAAGGGGATCCCGAATTCGTGGACTTCTTCATTAAATCCACAGTTTTCTGTTGACTACGAATCATCAGTCCCTTACATTGCTTGAACTTGTCAAGTGTAGCTGCAATAGCGTCGTCGCTCAATTCTTCCGCTGACAGGAGAATGTCTTTGTAATAAGCCTCGATATCATCACGTCGCTCGTCGAGTGGCTTCATGATGCTCATAGGCCCGTCCTTCGCGGCAAGGTCTTTCTCAAACGCATACAAAGAGGGCTCACTAGTTGAGAGCTTCTCTAAATGCTGCATCCAATCAGACAAGATTGAGTTAAATTGCTTCATGACTGAAGCATTTTGTTTCTCAATAGACCAATCTTCATTTACCTTGATCCAAGGAGAGTGATAGATTTGTGGCTGTCCCTTCTCAACATAATCTAAGAAAGAACGCAAACCCGGATTGGGCAATTCAAAGCAATCTACAAACTTTAAATTTCCTTTGTTGAACTCATTTTCAGACATGTTCATGTGTCCTCC